CTACTCGGCGCTACTACTCGGTATATATAGTCCGTTGACAGCCTTCAATTTCTCCGCAAGGGAAATGTGCGTATAATTCAGCGTTGTGGAATAATCCTCGTGCCCGAGGATCGCCGCGATTACCGCGGGCTGTACTCCGGCTTCGGCCAGGGCCGTCGCCGCCGTGTGCCGGCAGCAATGCGGATTCAGGCTCCGGACACTGGCGCGGGAGCATGTGACACGAAAGCTATTATAGAATACCTTTTCATGCATTTCAAGTATTTTTTTCTTTCCGGCCAGATATGCCTTCGCAACAACGGGATAAATCTTTTCGCAGATCGGTATCTCGCGGTTTATTCCGGCCTCGGTTTTGATTCCTCCAACCATGTACCGCTCCGGCAAATGGACGTTCTCTTTTTTAATCGTAGAAATTTCGCCGTACCGCATTCCGGTGTAGATCATGATAAGTAGGTATCCGGTAAACTCGTTCCCGGCGTTATAATCCTTCCACAGTTTATTGATTTCGTCCAGGGTAAACGCGTCTTTTGTGGAGGCGCCTTTGGCGGGAAGCTTTACGAAAGATGCGTAATTCTTAGCGCAGTAATCGTTTTCAATGGCATAACGGTACAAACATCCCAGCAGTGTTTTAATGTCCTTCTTGGATCGCCAACCGAGCGGGCAGCTGTCAACGACATCCTGCAGGTCTTTTGTTTTCATCTGCGTAAAAATTCGATAGTGCAGCGCTTCGCAGTTTTTGTATGCCGCCCGATAACCGTTCTCCGTATCCTTTCCCACTTTTGCAAAATGCGGCTTGCTCCAAAGCTCGTACAGGGCCTTAAACCGTATGCTCGTATTTATTCCCGCCGGTTCCATCCGCAGCTCCGGTAAGCAGGTCAGCGCCTCTTTCTTTGTTTTAAATCCACTCTTGGTCTTTACAATGCGCCTGTGTTCGTCCCAGCCGAGAGTAACCTCCGCGCGCCATTTCCCATTGGGCAGCTTAAAAACGGTACCCTGGCCGTTCCCGCGCGTCCTGCGGCGTTTAGTTTTTGTTTCCATAGATACCTTCTTGCATAAAGCCCCGCCCCGGTATGGAGCGGGGCTTTCTTATTTTTTATTTGCTGGGGACCAACTGTATCTTTACCCCGTCTATCGTCAGGGTAACGCCTTCGGACAGGTCGATATTTTTATACTGCAGCTCATAAAAACCGCCGCCCATTTCCGCGTCTGCCGCCGCAGTGCCCATAATGGCATTAATTCCGCCGCTGTACATATTGTCCGTGGAAACGTTCCCGCCGCCTTTTACGGCAACAATGTCATATATCCCGGCCGGGAAATCATCGCCGGAAACAAAATTCCCATTTCCGAGATCAACCGTTTCCGTAATTTCCTGATTTCTTGTTTTCAGCGCGTCTCCGCTGGCCTTATCGCAGGAAATACGGACAACCACGCCTCCGCTGACGGATAACACATCGCCCTCCGGGAGATCGATATTTTCATATAGTTGCTCGTACATTTCGGTGCCGACTTCCTTATTTTTTTCTTCGGTGCCCATGATGGCGTTGATGCCGCCGCTAAAAACGTTAGAAGAAGATACGTTCCCGCCGCCTGAAATCGCCTCGATGTCATATTTTCCTTCGGGAAAATCGATACCGGAAGTATAGTTTCCGCTTCCCAGCTCCATATCCACAGATATGGTTTTCGGCGTTTCGGTAGGAACAGGCGTCTTCGTGGCGGACGACCCTCCCCCGGAAGGCGAGCTGCTTCCTCCGCAGCCGCCCAGCAATCCGACAATCAAAAGTGAAGAAATAAGTAATGCCGACTTTTTCATCTGTCCTTTCCTCCTACTGTTAAAATAGTAACCGGATATCCGGCTGATTACAGCTTATGTTTGACCTCCTTTGCTATACCGACTATATGCGCAAAACCGTTATCAAAATCCTTGCAGGAAACAAGGATCGGTTGGTGCGCCGAGTTTTCGGGCTGAAGGATTACCATATTCCCCTGTTTTGTGAACCGCTTGAGCGTGGCTTCGTCACCGTTAACAACGCATACCACGATATTTCCGCTCTCAGCGCAGTCCTGAGCCTTGACCAGAACCAGATCGCCGTCGAAAATATGGGCATTTATCATGCTGTCGCCTTTGACGCGGAGAAAGAAGTAATTCTCGCCTTCCGGCACATCGGCGTAGTCATAGCCTTCAATATTTTCCACAGCTAGAATCGGGACGCCGGCGGGGATGGAGCCAAGAATCGGAAGCCGACGGCCGCGGACGTAGGGGATGGCATTGCTTGGAAAGCGCTGATCCTGATTATCAATTAAATATTCGAGCGGAAGATTCAACTTTGCAGCATATTCATTTGCGATCGTAACCTTAGGCGTTCTCTGATTATTTTCATATCGGCTTATAACCTGTTTAGAGGTTCCCAAAATTGCAGCGAGCTCCTCCTGGGACAAATGCCGCTCCATCCGAATCTTTTTAAGCTTGTCCCCAAATGATAAGCCCATAGCTTTCATTCCCTTCTTTTCGCTATATTGACATTAAATCACATAATGTCACCAAAATCAAGACACATGAAATAAAATTTTATTTTACGTCACCAAACTATTGACAATCAAAAAGGCACCTGCTACTATGATTATAGTCACCAAACGGGCAACAGCGAGGAGGGGTAAAAATGACTGGAAAAGTAAAGGAACTCAGGAGCTTAATTTTTAGTAGATATGATTCGGAGTCCGCGCTTGCTTGTGATTTAGGCTGGCCAAGACAGAAATTAAATAAAATCACTAATGGTAAAAAAGAGCCGGACATCGAAGAACTTAACCAGCTTGCGATTAAGCTCGGGCAGCCGGTGGGTGATATCGCACATATTTTTTTACGGTATAAGTCACCAAACGGGCAACTACAGGCTTAACCGGTTAGCACAGGCGACGACAGGAGCGCGCAGAAAGGAGGACTCCCGCGTGAAAATCTTTGTTGATCCCAAGGATCCGCATTGGATGGAGAAAACGGCGTTTGGAAACGTGAGCAATGAGTTTTTTAATCTGATTATCCGCATCTGCTGTCCGATCATTGCCGTTTCGATAGCCGTCAACGTGGTGCTTCGCTTACTTAAATAAAGCGACCGCCGTTGAGATGGCCGTAATGACTCCACCGACCGCGAGAACGATTGTCAGCACATTATTAAATCGCCTGTCCCTTTCCATCTCAAAAGCAGCCTTGCCATTGATATTGATTCTGTAATTATCGGTCGGAATCGGGGCGTTGTAAGAATCAAATTTACCGCTGTAAATCCGCGCTAAGAAACCATTTTCGCAAAGATAACGGAATTCGTCGGTGCTGTTTTCAAACGTCAGAAAATCAGTCTTGTAAAACTTTTTAAGCAATTTCCAAGATTTCTTGTCCACAGCAATCATCCTTTCATCAAAATTCTACCACGGACAGGAAATTAAGCAAGACTTTGCAATCTTAACCCGTTAGCACCGCGTGGCCGCGCGTCGCTATAAAACCGCAGCGGACGTGTAAAAAAGCGGAGCGAACAAAAGCGGGGCCGCGCTGGCAAGGGCGGCGGCCTGAGAAGCACAAAATACCGGCGCCGGGCCCGCGCGTCTGCTGCGGTTGGCGGGTTCGGCGCCGGGACAACAAAAAACCTCCCGCAGCAACGAGAGGTTTCAGAAAGGGGATATCAAATTGACTACTAACAGCATAGCACTCCGCCCGGAGAAAAGCAAGAGCCTTGTTTTCGAAAAATCGGACCGGCCGATGACCGACAGCTTGAAAGTGGCGGAGCAGTTCGGGAAGGACCACAAAAACGTAATGCGCGATATCAAAGAGTTGGATTGCTCTTCCGAATTTTCGCGGCTCAATTTTGAGCCGTCAAAGCGGAAGGACGAGCGCGGGAAATGGCAGCCTATATACAACATGACCTTCGATGGTTTCATTTTCCTCGTTATGGGCTACCGGGGCAGGAAGGCCGCGCAACTCAAAGAAGCCTACATACACGAATTCAACCGCATGGCCGACTTTATCCGTAAGCTGGAAACTGCCAAAGCGGAATCCCGGGAGCTGACCGACGCGATCAAATTTGCCCACGCGGACGGCGAATACCACAACTACCATTTTTCAAACGAATTCGATCTGATCAACCGCATCGCCCTGGGCGCGCCGGCCAAGAAGATCCGAAAGGAGCGCGGCATTCCGGAGACGGCGGACAGTGTCCGTCCCTACCTTACCGATGCGGAGATTGCTTCTGTTGTCCGGCTTCAGCGGTTCGATGCAGGGTTGGTTGTCACCGTGCAGGACTACGAAGAGCGCAGGCGGATCATGACGGCATATCACGCCAGAATTACGACTCCGGCGATATCGGCGTGAGGAAAGGAGGCAGCTATGACCCTTGACGATATCGAGAAAATGGACTGCGAGTTTTTGGACGTTCCGACGGTGGCGGAATATCTCGGGAAGAACCCCCAGCCTGTCCGCCAATCCATCCGCAACGGTGTTCCATGGGGCTATGTGATGGGTAACGCCGATTTCCGCATCCCGAGGCGCGCGTTCGTGAATTATCATCGCAACGGAGCGCCGTCGCCCCGAAAGGAGGCCGTATGAAGCCCTATCGCACCCTCGCCGACCGGATCGGCGCGGACCAGTGCGAAGCCTGCGGAACCACCCCGGCCCAATGTGGAAACCGGTATTATTCGGCGAATCCGATGTACCGGCGGCCCAGGACGAAGAAGCGGCACCGGAGCATGTACAGAGTGGATTGGAGGTGAACGTTCTGGGCCTATTTATTAGCTGTGTCCTTGGGCTGATTACCGGATGGTTTATTATCCCCAGAATATTCAGGAAGCCTTGATATAGCGGCTTCAAATGCGCCCCAAGCGATTATGAAGGCGAAAAATGAAATTTCAAACAAGAATACTTTTATCATCGTAAATTTGAAATTATCGCTTGGAAGCAACCATCCGGTTATCAGTGCGACGGGAAAGCAAATGTAAGAATAATAAAACTGCTTTTTCAGCGACACTTTTTTAAATTCGCCTTTCTCAGGTGGTTCTGCGACGGTTCGATTTTTGAAATTTTTATACCCCCGTTTTATCTGCAAGCCGATGATTGAGCAAATAACCCAAGTCAAAATGTTTATGGTAATATCCCTTAGCATGAAAATCATCCCTCCATTCGCCATTATTTTACATCCTCGGGCGAAGGAGGGCAAGCAGGAAAGGAGTCTTCCATGACAAACGAACCCGCGCCGCGTGAACGGGCTGTAGCGGCCCTGAAGGAATGCGGCTACACGGAAGAACAGGCGCTTGAAATGCTGGCGGCAATCAGGCGGGAGGTAGAAGCCGACGATTACCGCGACGACGTCGCAGAGCAGCTGGGATAGGAGGGACAACGATGGGAGTTTTCAACACAGTCCCGGTCCGGTTCATCGACCGCTCCGACGCGCTTCTGCCGGCTGAATTTTACCCGCCGCTGGGCACCGTCGGGCAGGCCCGGATCGAGGACCTCGGCGAGGATTTGGTTCGGGTCCGGTACCCCATCGGGACGACCTGCATCCGGGGGTTCCACTGGCATTGCCGGGAGAGGCTGGAGGTGATCGGCGGATGAAGTGGCTGATCGACAATATGGCCCGGAGTTTGGCGTTCACCTGGGCGGTGATACTCGTTTGGATGTCGGTGGTCGTGTGGATCGCCGTGCAGTAGGGAAGGAGAGGACATGAAAAATAGCAGATGTTTTTCCAAGATGCAACGGAAAGCCAGCCGGCATTATAACCGGTTTCGCGGGCAATACCAGCACCTTCATACTCCGGAATCGGTAGTATCGAGACGGTTGATATTCGGGAAGCTTGGAATCGGGGCGGGTATTAGCTTTTTACGAGCTTTGCTTCAACGCCAGAGAACGGGAGCAAGGAGGAATACATATGAACATTGACACCGGGGAGCTAAGAATGTTTACTGCCGATCAAATGAAGGAGTTTGTGGGGGTATTTACTCCGGTTCCTTCGGAGCTTCAGGACGAAGCGAGGAAAGCTCTCGGCGGAGAGGAAAGCACAGTCATTGATCTTAAGGCGGATACGCCGCTTGCTAATTGGGCCAAATCGGAGCGGAAGCACAAGGCGAAATCCAACAGGGCGAAAATGGCGAAAGCCAGCAAGCGCAGGAACAGACGATGAGCGGCAACGGAATGACCGCCATACGCCGCGATGCCGCCCTATACATACTCGTCCTGGCTCTGGCCCTGGGCGCCTCCACCATCTCCTACGCCGCCGTAGGACCGGACGATCCCGCGCCGGTGGTTACGGCCTCCCCGACGGAGATCAAAGCCGTGGCGATTGCGGAGGCACCGGGCGAGGCGGAGAAGATCGATGAGGCCATCATCAGGGATCTCACCTACGCGGGGACTTATACCGTTACCGCATATTCGGCGGACTATGCCTGCTGCGGGAAATATCCGGACGATCCGGCCTATGGCATCACCGCCTCCGGTACCACGGCCACGGAAGGGACCACCGTCGCCTCGGATTGGGACGTGCTGCCACCCGGGACGGTGATTTACATTGACGGGATAGGGGACCGCATCGTGGAGGACCTTGGAAGCGGGATCGACGGGACGGACCTGGACTTGTATTTTGAGGATTACGACACGGCTCTGGAATTCGGGGTGCAGAAGCTGGATGTATGGATCGTCGGGGAGGTCAAGGGATGATTTCGCTTCTTCCAATTACGGCGCTTGCTGAACAATTCACATATAATCAAGAACTTATTTCAATGGCGATCAAGACAGAGGATAATCTACGGAACCGGGAACATGTAATGGCCAGTATCAGCGGAGGTTCCGACAGCGACATCATGATAGATCTGATTGAGACCCTTCTGAAAATGATGCATCCAAAAGTAAGGCCACAAGAAGTTACATACGTGTTTTTCAACACTGGTCTGGAGTATGACGCTACAAAGCGGCACGTTGAGGAACTTCGCGAAAAATACGGGGTTGATATTCTGGAACGGCCCGCATTAGTCCCGATTCCGGTAAGCTGCAAACGATACGGTCAGCCGTTTTTATCAAAACAAATAAGTGAATTTATTTATCGGCTGCAAAAACATGGATTCGCATGGACAGACGAGCCTTTCGACGTGCTGTATGCCAGATATCCAAAGTGTAAAGCGGCGCTTCGATGGTGGTGCAATGAATTCGGAAAAGAGAGTCATTTTAATATTAAACGTCACCCTTTCCTGAAAGAATTTATGATTCTGAATCCGCCGGATTTTTTGATATCTACGAAATGTTGTGAAGGAGCAAAGAAGAAAGCCGGATCCGCAGTTGAGGAAGAACTGCAACCGGACATCTGTTTGATAGGTGTCCGAAAAGCGGAAGGTGGAGCCAGAGCAGAAGCATATAAAACCTGCTTTGACCCAGGTAAAAACGGGACTTCCGATAGATTCAGGCCGCTATTTTATTTGACCAATAGAGATAAGCGGATTTACGAAGAGCATCGCTGCATCGTGCATTCTGAATGCTATACGAAATATGGCCTTGATCGTACCGGATGCGCCTGCTGCCCGTTCGGCAAATATTTTGAACGGGAACTGGAAGCGGCCGAAAAATATGAGCCGAAGCTATACCGAGCCGCCAATGCGATTTTTGCCAATAGCTATTCCTACACAAGAGCATACCGAAGGTTTGCATCTGAAATGAAGGGCCGCGAAAAGCATAAAAAGCTAGTAAATGTAGAAGATCAGCAAGTTAGTGCATTCGATTCGGAGGCTACACCATGCTCATGACAGACGACGAAATCCGGACAAGCATCCGGCAGGCGAAATATCCCAAGCTGCAGCGAAAAATCCTGGCAGACCTCAACGTCTGCGACGTGTCGGAAATTGACCGGATTGTCGGAGCCATCAAAAATCCCGAAAAGCCAAAGGCAAAAACGGTCCCGAATCTGTTGGACAAATCGAGAGCCATGATCCTATACGAGCAAGGACTATCCGACTACGCCATGGCGGAGGAATTGAAAGTATCCCGATCCTCGGTTCTTCACTGGCGGAATCGGAATGGACTTATACCAAACTGTAAGAAAGGAGGAAAAACCCCATGAGCGAAGCAAAGATAGACCGGAAGGGCATCCTGGAAATGGCACGGGGTGGTTTTCTGGAACGGGCGGACTACGAAATGACGAAGATCATTGACAACATCCTGGACCCAAACACCCGTGCCGACAAGAAGCGCACCCTGACCATCACCCTGGACCTGATTCCCGACGCCGACCGGCAGACCATCCGTGTAAACACGGTGGTTAAATCCAAGCTGGAGCCCACCAACCCCGTTGCAACCTCTCTGTACATCAGCGGCGGCGTCGGCGGGGACATGGTGGTATCCGAGCTGGTTCCCCAGGTTCCCGGCCAGACCAGTTTCAGCGGCGACGTGCAGGAAGCGCCCCCACTGCTGCGGCTGGTAAAGTAAACCCGCAACCAAAAAACAAAGGAGGAAAAACCCATGCTTAAGGAAGCCATTGAAAAAATCGTATCCCTGGCGGAAACCCAGACATACAGCATCGACGGACAAGTTTATTCCGACAAGACCCTGGTACGGATTCCGCCCCATGTGGATGCGCCGAAATCCATCGACGTGACCACACTGGAAAGCATTGTTCGACTGATTAAGGCGGAAATCTTAAAAGTCAATCAAGTCCCCATCTTTGTCCGGGTGACGGACTATAATTCCGTCTGCGTCTTCACTACCTACCGGGGCGATTTCGCCCGTGACTATCTGTACAAGGCGGTCTCGGATACTCCCGCCATGCGTACCGGCTGGAAAGATTACGAAACCGCCATGATCTCACTCCGCAGCCAGTTTGTTGCCACACAGGACCTGGAATATGTGCTGGAGCTGCTGTCAACCATCACGGATGAAAACAGCGTCAAGACAGAGGACAACGGTCTGACACAGACGGTTCAGGCTCGCAAGGGAATCTCTCTTGCCATGAAAACTCAGATTAGACCCCTAGTGAAACTCCGCCCGTTCCGCACGTTCCTGGAAGTGGAGCAGCCGGAGAGCGAATTTCTCCTGCGGCTGCAGGAAGGCGGACAGGTGGGCCTTTTCGAGGCGGACGGCGGCATGTGGCAGCTGGCTGCAAAGCGCTCCATCAAATCCTACTTTGAGGATGAGCTCAAGGATCTCATCGAGGCCGGTTCTGTGGTGGTGACGGTTTAAGCCGTCGCCACCCCTGGGAGAAGGGGGGCACCATGAAGCTGAAAGAGGCGAGGCTGGAGGCGGGGTTTGTCAATACCTCCGTTGTGGCCGAGCTTAAAAAGATCGAGCCGCGGATAGACAAGGCCCTGCTGTCCAGGATGGAGACCGGGGTGGTCCGCCCGACGCCCGCGGAGTTCCGGGCAATGTGCGACCTGTACGGAACGGAACCGGATAAGCTGTTTGACCCGGAGGATGTGGACTACGGCCTGCAAGCCCGCAGGAGCCACAAGCTGGACGGACATAAACTACGGCGCAAATTAACCGTAAGGCTAACAGACGAAAAAGCACGCTGGTTGCAACCAGAAGTTTTAAGCGCCCTTGGATATGTCAATAAACAGCACTGGCTTTATGTTCAGATCGACCGCCTCAAGGCATCGTATCTGAGAAAGGCCAAAAAAGAACAGAAGGAAAAGAACTATGAAGTATCCGCGTGATTTATCGGGCCTTGTTTTCGCAAGACTTTTGGTAATCGAACGCCACCATTCCGCACCGCACGTGGGATCATATTGGCTCTGCGAATGCGAGTGCGGGAAAAGAGTTATAGTCTCCCGCAATAATCTTGTAACCGGGAGAACAAAAAGTTGCGGTTGCCTGAAAATCGATAAGATCACCACGCACGGGCAGAGCCTCACTCCGCTTTATAAGATTTGGTCCGGTATGATTCGACGCTGCGAGAACCAAAAAGCTGCAGAGTATCACAATTATGGCGGGCGAGGAATTTCCATATGCCTTGAGTGGAGGGCCGATTTTCAATCGTTTTTCCAATGGGCAAAGCGAAGCGGATACAGAAATGGCCTTACCATTGACCGAATCAACAATGATGGCAATTATGAACCTCGCAACTGCAGATGGGCCACACGAAAGGAGCAAAGTCGGAATATGCGGACCAACCATCTGGTAACTTACAGCGGCGCAACAAAGCCTATATCGGAATGGTCCGAGATGTTTGGCGTATCGGCTGAAAACATAAGACGCCGTTTACAGGACGGTTGGCCCGTAAGGGATGCGCTAGTAACACCAGTAGAGGCGGAACACACGGCCCGGCAGCGCTGGGCGAAAAAAGAAAGGACAGGGTAAAAGTCATGAAAGCAACAGGCATTGTGCGAAAGATCGACCCCCTCGGGCGGATCGTGATTCCGCGGGAAATTCTTCATACCTGGGGGATCGATTTCGGAGATCCAATTGAATTTTTCATCGACGGGGATTTGATCTGCCTGCGGCAGTACAACCGGAATCTTCCGGCGGTGGAGCAGCTGGAGCGGGTTGCGGAGGAGATCCGATTGGATGACCCAAAGAATGACAAGCTGTTTCGGAAGGCTCTCCAAGTCGCCATCCACACGCTGAAAAAAGAAAACCGCCCGGACGCGGCAACGTCCGAAGCGGCAATAGGGAAATAACTCTTTAATCACCATAACACAAGGGAAGGGGGACGTCAAGCCCCATGGGAAGATACGAAAACTGGCTGGTGGCCAGGAAAACCGGCATCGGCGGATCGGATGCCGCGGCCATTGTCGGGATGAACCCGTATAAGACGAATGTCCAGCTCTGGGAAGAGAAAACCGGCCTGCGGGAACCGGAGGACATTTCTGGAAAGCCGTATGTGCAGTACGGGAAAGCGGCGGAAAAGCACCTGCGGGAGCTTTTCAAGCTGGATTATCCGGAGTATGCGGTATCCCACCGGGAATATCAGATGATCCGGCATCCAAAGTATCCCTTCCTGTTTGCCTCTCTGGACGGGCGGCTGACGCACCGGGAGACGGGAGCCCGCGGCTTCCTGGAGGTCAAGACCACCAACATACTGAGCAGTATGCACCGGGAAAAGTGGGACGACAAGATTCCGGACAATTATTACTGCCAATGCCTCCACTATTTCAATGTCACCGGTTCGGACTTCTGCGTCCTCAAAGCGCACCTGATAACAGAGTACGGCGGGGAAAGGCGGATCAATACCCGGCATTACTTCATGGAACGGGAAGCCGTGCGGGAGGACATGGAATGGCTGGAGGGCGAAGAAATCAAATTCTGGACGCAGCAAGTCCAGACCGGAAGGCGGCCGGGGTTGATCCTGCCGCCGATATGAAAGGAGAAACGCTGTGAAAGCGGTTGTAGGCGTTAAATTCCAGAGCAAATATGATTCAGGCTCTTACGAGGGGCGCGAATACAGTTATTTTGTGGCCGATGGGCTGGACCTCCATGTGGGGGATATCGTCCCGGTCACGACACGCAGCGGCGAAGGACTGGCGAAAGTTACCCGGACCGGCATCCGGGAAGGGGAGATCGACGAGCGGGTCATGCCGTACATGCGGACAATAGAAAGCGGGCCGGTCGATCCGGCTCCTATGGAGGTATAACGATGCAGCTTGTTATTTTCAGGCCGACAGACGACCAGTTTGTCAAATCCATTGATTTCAACCATGAGGAAATCAAGCAGGAGCTCCGCGTAGCCCTGGAAAAGTACCAGGGCCTCGTATACAGCGAGGACAACATCCGGGACGCCAAAGTGGACCGCGCCTCCCTCAACAAATTCCGTGAGGCTATAGAAGCCAGGCGGAAAGAGATTAAAAAGCAATGCCTTGCACCTTACGAGGATTTTGAAAAGAAGATCCGGGAGATCACCGCCATGATCGACGAGCCGATCCTTGCCATCGACGGGCAGGTTAAAGCCTTTGAAGAACGGAAGCGGGAAGAGCGCCGGGCGGAGATCGAAGAATTTTACCGGACCGGCGACCTGGACGACGTGCGTTCCATCATTCCCCTGGAGAAGATCTGGAACGAAAAATGGCTGAACACCACGACTCCGGACAAGAAAATCAAGGACGACATCCGGACCGTACTCGACCGCGCCGCCCGGGATCTGGAAGTGCTGAAAACCGTGGAAAGCGAGTTCTCCGACGCGGTAAAGATCAAATATCTGGACACTCTGGACCTTTCCGCGGCTCTGCGGGAGCGGGCGCGGCTGGCGGAACAGAAGGAAAAGCTGGAGGCTTACCGGCGGATACAGGAAGAGGCTGCGGCGGAAGCGGAGGCCGGACGTGTCCCGCCCCCGGATTTCAGCAAACTCCAGCCCGGCGACAAAGTTTCCTTTGCGGGCGCCGACGAATGCGCACCTGTACCCGAACCCCTTCAAACCATTACTTTCACCGTTACAGCGACGGCGGCGCAGTTTAAAATGCTCCGGGAATTTTTCATCAAAAACAACATTAAGTACGGGAGGGCATAACAATGGCAGTTCAAAATTCGTTGGCAAAACGGCAGGGCAAGCCCACATTTTCCGCTTATCTCACATCCGATGCCGTGAAAAATAAAATCAATCAGATCGTAGGAGGCAAGGACGGGGCACGATTTATTACGGCGGTGGTTTCCGCCGTCAGCGTCAATCCGGCTCTTGCCGACTGCGATCACGCTTCCATTCTTTCCTGCGCCCTGCTGGGCGAGGCCCTGAAGTTATCCCCTTCCCCCCAGTTGGGACACTACTATATGGTCCCCTACAAGGACAACAAGCGCGGCATTACGGTGGCACAATTTCAGCTGGGTTACAAGGGTTATATCCAGCTTGCCATCCGGTCCGGGTATTACAAGAAGATTAACGTCCTTTCCATCAAGGAAGGGGAACTGATTAAATTCGATCCTCTGAATGAGGAAATCGAGGTCGTTCTTTACGAGGACGAGGAAGTGCGCGAGAGCAAACTCTCCACCGGCTACTACGCCATGTTTGAGTATCACAACGGATTCCGAAAGGTTCTTTACTGGAGTCGTAAAAAAATGGAGGCCCATGCGTCCCAGTATTCCAAGGGGTACGCCGAGGACAAAAAAAGAGGAACATCCTGGACCTTCTGGAGCAAGGATTTTGACGGCATGGCATATAAGACCATGCTCCGGCAGCTGATTTCCAAGTGGGGCATTATGAGCATCGAAATGCAGTCCGCCATGGAGAAGGACATGGGCGTGGTCGCGGACGACGGTTCCGTCCAGTATGTGGACAACCAGGACGTGATCGAAGCGCCCCCCGCAGCTGCGGACGCTCCAGAGGCCCCGGCGTCGGAGAATGTGGAGAGCAGCTTTTTCGGCGAGGGCGGGATGACGAATGCTCAATAGGGTAATTCTCATGGGTCGTCTGACCCGGGACCCGGATTTGCGGCGCACCCAGTCCGGTACGCCGGTTGCATCTTTCGCCCTGGCCGTGGACCGGGACTATTCCGGTAAGGACGGCGGGGAGAAAGAGACGGACTTCATCGACATTGTTTCCTGGAGAAATACGGGGGAATTCGTTTCCAAGTATTTCTCCAAGGGCCAGATGGCCGCCGTCGTTGGCCGGTTGCAGATCCGGGACTGGAAGGACAAAGAAGGCAACAACCGCAGGAGCGCCGAGGTAGTGGCCGACAACGTGTACTTTGCAGGACCAAAAAAGGATTCTGGAGCTGCACCGGCCGGGAGCAATTCCGTGCCCCAGGAGTCCGCGTATCCTCCGGAGGCGGGGTTTACCGAGCTGGACGACGACGGCGAACTGCCGTTCTGAAAGGAGTAAAAGTATGAAAACGTACATCGGGACAAAGATCATCGAGGCTGAACCCATGGTCAGAGGAGGAAACCAGGAGCAGGAAGCGGAGCCGGGATACCGCGTCCGGTATGAGGACGGGTATGAAAGCTGGTCCCCGAAAAGCGTCTTTGAAAAGGCGTACAAGCCTATAGACGGGATCAACTTCGGACTGGCCATAGAGGCGGCAAAAATGGGCAAGCGGATCTCCCGCGCCGGATGGAACGGGAAAGGAATGTTCGTCGTGTACCAGAAAGGATACCCGAACGGGATCCCGTGCAACGAGCAGACCGCAAAGGCATTCGGCTATGAGCTGGGCTCTACGTTTATCTGCCGCCCGTATCTGCAGATGCGGTGCGCGGACGGGACTCATCAGATGTGGCTGGCTTCCCAGTCCGACATTCTGGCCGACGACTGGTTCATCGCGGAATAATTCTTAACCGAAGGCCCATAGTCCCCATACACGGCTTGCCTTAACCGCAGCAGCCGGGGGACGCTGATGATATTGGAGGTATAAACATGCCAAATGCGTGTTGCGAGAGCAAAAAGGACACTTTATTCGAAATCACAGACAGGACTGCTTCTGTGATTCATGACATTAACGCCAGGGCAACAAGGCTTGATATTTTCACAAGCGGAGAAAAGCCTTGCGAGTGTGACAAGAATGTTGCGTGCCCGCCAAACGGACAGATCGAAAGAGCGAGATTTATATTCGGAATGCTTGAAGAAACTGTCCGGATCCTTGATCGCGTGATTCAGGACCTGGGCGCGTAAAACAACGCCGGGGCCCGCGTGTCTGCTGCGGTTGGCGGGCCCCACTACATAAGGAGGTAAAACTATGTATATCGTAGGTCATTGTCCCCATTGCGGAGCGCCTATCTATGCGCCGGATTTATGGATGTCAGTGACACCGCCGCCGCCTATTTTTACCTGTAACTGTGTCCCGCATACAACCGTAACGACCACCACGACGGGGACGGCATACGCGGATCAATCAGCGGGAAGCTGAAATAGCCATGTATGAGGTTTTCAAAGACGGCGTCCGCAAGCTCCACGGCATCGGCCACGAGCTGACGCCGGAAGAGCTGCGGCGATACCAGGCGGCCGGTTACACGGTTAAGAACGACGGGAAAACGGTAGGGAAGCGGGGTATTACATATGGCGTGGCTGGAGTTTCACCAAACAATGCCAAGGCACCGGAAGACGCTCAAATTGGCCTCTTTGCTGAAAATCAGCAGACGGGAGGCAATCGGCCTTATGGCAGATCTGTGGTGCTGGGCGCTGGACAACGCAGATGACAAAGGACGGTTGCCGGGGGCCAGTGAAAGTGACATAGCCGCTGCCTTGGAGTTTTCGTCCAAAAAAGGATATGCCTTGGTTTCTGCACTCCTTGAAAGTGGGTATCTTGACGCGGACGAGGACGGCATCACATACCGGATTCACGACTGGGATCAATATGCCGGACGGCTTAACGAGCAACGCTACATCCAACGCGAGCAAAGCCGAATACGGCAACAGCATCGGCGCGAAAAAATCCGGTTACAGCGTGACGGTAACGCAGATGTCACGCGTGACAGTAACGCTTGTAACAATACCCTGTCACGCGTGAATTACGATGTCACCGTACCTAACCGTACCCTACCGTACCCTACCGTACCTAACCCTACCAGGACGATAGATACGGAGAGTACGAGAGAGAGCGGCGCGCCCGAGGCCGCGCCTTCACCTCCTTCCACCCTGAAGAAGCCGGAACGGCATAAGCACGGGGAATACGGCTGGGTGAGGCTCACGGAGGCGGAGTACGCCCGTTTGGTGGCGGACCACGGGGCGGATACCGTCCGGCGGTATATCGACTACGTGGACGAGAGCGCCCAGCGGACGGGCAATAAAAACGGATGGAAGGACTGGAATCTCACGGTCCGCAAGGCAATCCGGGAGGCGTGGGGAGGTGGGGCGCGGGGAACTGACCTGCAGCAGCGAAAGCGTATCCTGGACGAAAAAATCAAGCGGGATATGGAGGCGGAGAGAAATGGCGACACCGGCGGGAATCCGCAAACTGGGAAAGCTCATCTTGATCTACTACCCGGAGGCGAAGGTAAATCTGGGGGATGACTTTGAGGCGGAAGCCTGGGCCGCCGTACTGCGGCAGGCGTCCGACGCCGACATCCTTCGCGCCCTGGCGGCTCACGTCCGGTCTGGAAATAAATTTGCGCCCAACGCCGGGGAGATTGCGGCTCTGTGCGGCCTGGAGGCTGCGGCGTTGCCAAAGGCTCCGTCAAGCGGCAGGGAGCGCATGATGGCGGTATATGCGGGGATTGTGGCATATTACCGGGAGCTGGGAGTGCCCACGGCGGTGGAGGCAAAGCGGGATGGTATATCGTATCGGGACTGGTGCGTGATGGTGGACGAGGCGGAAGAAAAATTAAGACTGGAGGGTAAAGATGAACGCTGACGAGATTGTAAAAGCGCTTAAGTGGATTGCAAAAGTGCGTACATACTGCGATACGAATATGGTGAATTGCACAAAGTGCGAATTTCACGGATTTTGCACAGATCCTGATAGCGATGAGAGCATCGGGCAACAAAGCGAATGGTTTACTCAAGCCGCCAATCTTATCGAATCGCTCACCACCCAGATTAATACTCGTTTTACCGCTCCGATTGTATGTATGTGCGGTAGTACCAAGTTTAAGCAAACATGGATACGAGAAAACGCCAGACTGACGCAAGAAGGAAATATTGTCCTCGCTGTTGGATTATGGGGACACCACGAGCGTAAATTCCCAGCACCGGAAGTCAAGGCAAAGCTAGATGACTTACATAAGCGAAAAATTGATTTGTGTGATTGGGTGTGGGTACTGGATGTTGGCGGATACATAGGCGAAAGTACACGCTCAGAAATTGCATATGCGGAAAAGCTCGGAAAGCCCATTCGGTATTTGGCGCATGAATTTCCAGAGTATATTGAACCGGAAGATGAAGTTGTTATGGAACTCACTGCCCAGCTTGCCGCCTACAAGAAAACGGATTTGACCGCGGATGAGATATTCCAGATGCGGAAGGAGTGGCGAGATACGGAAAAGGGATTGAGGGATAGTGTAATCCAGTTGCAATCCCAGCTTGCCGAGTCGCGCTGCAGAGAAAAGGCGGCAATGGCAGATTTGGAACGCCAGAAAATATGTGGTTCATGTGCTTACTGGAAGAATGGTAATTGCACGCTCTCACAGCAGAAATGGCGCAAAGAAAATTATGTTGGCTGCAAAAGCTGGAAATGGCGCGGCACACAGGATTCCGGGGGAGGGTATGAAATGAATACTGTAAATGTTCGTTGGCATGATGGATATCTGGAGACGTTTATGGCGCAAGAAGTTCGTTTCGGAAGCGATTTGCTATGGATGCGCTTATCGGATGGGCAGAATCGGCACATCCCGCTTCGTTCTGTTAGGTGGTTTAGCCTCAGCAAAGAGAGCCATGCTAAAGATGCCGGGGAGGATGAATGATGAAACCGATTCTTTTTTCAACGCCGATGGTTCAGGTGATACTTGACGGCAGAAAAACCATGACGCGGAGGATATGTAAGCCGCTTACGCTTAACTATCCCATGCGGGCATATGAAAATGAAACTGCAGAACAATGGCTTTCCAGGTGGAATCATAAATCGCCATACAAGCCCGGAGACATCCTCTGGGTGCGGGAAACGTGGCAATCTTTTTTTCCGGAGGAAGTAACTCAAAATCATCAACAGGGGCCACGGTCATTTAGCGGGATACCTGCAGAAACCGCAAAGGGACATTACATGTATTTTTACTATCGCGCTGATGGAGAAGTACCTGATGACCCTAAGTACGGAAAGGCAAATTGGCATCCATCTATTTTCATGCCCCGCGGCGCGGCGCGGATATTCCTGCGCGTGACTGCCGTGCGGGCAGAACGGGTGCAGGAGATCACGGAAACGGACGCGAAGGCGGAAGGCGCGGTATTTACGGACTACGGAATTTATCAGCCGAAATGGAAGGCAAGCCTTGACGGAGGAAAGACATTTTATCCGGCCGCGCCGGCACAGCATCCGGGATGGCATATGGCTGAGGTAAATAGCCCGGATCAATGTTATCCATCAGCCCGAAGCGCGTTTATAGGGATATGGGATAGCCTCAACGCAAAGCGCGGTTATGGATGGGACACAAACCCGTGGGTATGGGTCTACACATTTGAACGGTGTGAGAAGTCGGAGGCGCAAGATGAATCTTGAGGAATATCGCCGCCTTACTCAAAAGCCGGAAACGAAATACCACAGCCGCAAAACGGTTATTGACGGCCATACGTTCGACTCGCAGCTAGAGGCAAACCGATATGTCGATTTGAAACGTCTTAAGCGGGCAGGAAAGATCAAGGGATTCGGGATCCAGCCGAGTTTCGTTTTGCCGGGAGGTATCCGGTACAGGCCGGACTTCATCGTCTGCGGCGCAGACGGTACGATCTGGGTAGAGGACGCGAAGGGCAAGGAGACGAAGGACTTCATACTCAAGCGGAAGTTATGGGAGGAGGCATACCCGTGGCTGGAGCTGAAAATAGTCAGATAATCAGGGACTATGCCAAGGCGTACAAACTGATCTATATGGCAATGGTGCCGCTGCCAAGATGGGGGACGCCGTATCACACCTGCCCGACCTGCGGCGGACTGCTGACGGAGAAGTATGAGCATTGCAGATGGTGCGGACAGAAACTGAAATGGGAGGGATAGAACGATGATACTTGAAATTCGAAACCAAAACCACGAGCTTAAAAAGTTTTGTTGCGTGGTATTCGCGGGGATACTCAGATCCTACCCGGATAAAATTTACGTTCAGCAACGTTATAAGCGATCCGGGAAGGCATATATCCGGGAGCGGTTTATTCCGAAAGAAGAAGTTTCAACATGGACCGTCAGATGAAAAGGGAGGGTTTTCGATATGACAACGCCTGACCGTTTGCTGCAGGTTTTAATCCTCCTGCTGGGCATCGGGTCGGCGTGGGGCCTGGTTAAGCTGGCGGAGGACATTATGGGATTGTGGAGGGGTGACGATCGTGAATGAGACAGAACAGGCGATAGAAATATTAAGTCACCAAGAAAAGCATATCACAGCGGAGGTTGACGAAGCCGGGTTTATTGATTTGATTGTTGACTATGATTTGACCGTGGCATTAGATCATGCTATTACCGCCATCCGCGAAAAAGCCGAACGGGAGAACCCGCAGCCTCTGACGCTGAAGCAATTGCAGGAGCGAATCGGAAAACCGGTATATATTGTTTCCGGAGATAAATTATGGTGGATTCTTCCAATAATTATTTATAAGGGGTGGCTTTACAATGACGGTAGAAATGGGGAGCCACTTAATCTAAAGAAATACATGAAAACATGGATTCCATACGACTACCCGCCGAAGGAGGACCGGACATGACTAACGAACAATCCAACACGGCCCGCATCATCGACCCGACTCCGGAGCAAATTATAGCCGCACTGGAATATTGCTGGTTCTCAATGGAATGCGGCCGTTATCCTTGCGTGGATTGTTATTTATACAGGCATCGGGATGAGCATGGATATGTGCCCAATCGTTTGCGTTCGTCGGGTTGCAGACCATGTTCTCAACGGCTGGCTATGGACACAATCGCCCTGATAGACCGTCTGAGCGATTTCGAGCATAGCCAGTGCGCCAAGCTGCTGGAGGAAGTCGGGAAGCTGCGGGCGGAATTGGCCGAATCACAGCGCAGGGAAAATGCGGCGGTTGATGATTTGACAGATGCTTGTTACCAACCTTGGGGAGAAATAGATAAATGCAAGTATTGTGCCAAAGGCAAAACACGAATGTGCAAGGTGGGCGAATGTTATTTTGAGCATCGCGGCCCGCAGGATGCCATGGAGAAGGAGTGATTCTATGACCGCAAAAGAGTACCTTATGCAGTACAGAGAAGCATACGATGCCATCAGCGATAAGCTCGATGAGATCAGGCGGCTGCTGGCGATGGCTACGAAAATGAATCAGACCATATCCTCGGACCGGGTAAGCGCATCGCATAACCAGGACAAGCTTTCCTCTGCCGTCGCCAGGATCGCGGATATGAAAAGCGAGATAGACGATGAGATGAAATATCTCATCGAAATGAAGCGGATCGTGCTTTCAACGATAAACTCGATTCCGAATAAGCGGCAGCGTAGGGTGCTCCGGCTCCGGTACATAAACGGGATGCGCTGGGAAGAGATCGCGGTTAAAATTGAACGTGACTATCGATGGGTTCATAGGCTTCATGGGAAAGCGTTAATCGAGGTTGAAAAAATAATTTTGAAATGACCATTGAAAGCCACTATTTCCGGGTGATATTGTTATAATAACAAAACAACGTGAGGCAGTCTCGCAGAAGGAAAGCGGGGCTGCCTCTTTTCATATGGCAAAGGAGGCAGTGGGGTGAAATGCGAGGATTGCGTATGGTGCCATTACAAGGAAACCGGCGTGTTGTTTTGCCCGATGCCAAAATGCTTTTATGAAAAGCCTGATACTTCCAGTGAAGGTGAGATCATGCCGAGCAGATCATTACATTTCTGCGCTCATTCAGGATGCTTTGAATTGACGACAAACAAATATTGCGCAGAGCATGCGGATCAGGATAGATGCGACAGAAATGACAGAGACCGGATGAGAGGATCGGCAGCGGAGCGTGGTTACAATGCACGATGGCAAAAAGCACGGGATGGATTTTTAGCGAAGCATCCATTATGCGAATCGTGCATGCAATCAGGGAAGCTCGTGCCCGCAACAGTAGTGGATCATATCAAGCCGCACAAGGGAGACAAAGCGTTGTTCTGGGATTCGAGTAACTGGCAGGCGCTGTGTAAGAGGTGCCATGACATTAAGACCGCGAAAGAAAATGGACGATGGGGTAGGGGGGTATAAATCCTTACAGTTTTTTGTCCCTAGACCGGGCGCCTCCTACTACGCAGGATTTTCTCCCGAAATGAAGTAACCAACCGCCGGAGGTGATTTGCATGGGCGGAAGACCGTCGAACTTGATCGATATGACCAAAGGGCACAGGACAAACGAAGAAAAGGAATACCGAAAAGCTGTAGAACAGTCGCTATATACAGGAGAATCTTTTGAAGAAAGCGCCCAGGTCAAAAAAAGCAAAATCGCTCACGCGGAATTTAAACGGCTGGAACGCTTGTATGCAAAAATTGCCTATGTAGACGCCCTCGATCAGCAGATCATCAACCGGTATTGCTTAGAAGTGGCGAACACCTACAGACTGCAAAACACACTAAGCAGGTTAAATGGGGATTTGACAAAAGATTTAGAGTTTGAGGACCGCCTGCGGATTTATGATCTTATCAACAAGACAATGGCTGCCATGAACAAAAATAAAGAGCTGCTTTTGAAATACGAGGACAGGCTTTTCCTGAACCCATCGGGGCGGATCCGCGCAATTCCAAAAACGCCGCCGAAGGAAGAAACTGCATCGGGAATGGCCGCGTTTCTGCAAAAGCGGGCTGAGGCAAAATGATAGACAAGGCGCGGGCCTCGGAACCGATTGAATTTATACAGCTTCTCAAGCTTGTCGGAGACTTTACCGGCAAGCCTTTTATTTTGCAGCCGTGGCAGCAGGAAGTCATCTGGAACGTATACGGCGAGGTAAACGACGACGGCCGGCGCAGATACCGGTATCTGTACCTGGAAGTCCCGAAGAAAAACGGAAAGACGCCGACGGTGGCCGGGCTCGGCCTGTACCATGTGACATGCGACCCGCCGGGCGGAGAAATCTATTGCTGCGCCGCAGAGCGGGACCAGGCGTCTCAGACTTACAACTACATGAAGTCTATGATTGAGCAGAGCCCGGAGTTGTCCGCGGTACTTCGGGTCGTGGACAGCAAGCGGGAAATCCACAATGACGCCACCGGGACATTTGTCAAGGTTCTGTCTGCCGAAGCGTATTCCAAGCACGGCAAAGCGCCGTCTGTTGTTATCTTCGACGAGCTTCACGCATTCCAAAAGCGGGATCTGTGGGACATTATGACTTTCGGCACCGGTTCCGCCCGAAAAGAGCCGCTGTATCTTACCATTACCACCGCAGGAGACGATCCGGATAAAAAGTCTATCGGATGGGAGATCCATGAGTACGCCCGCAAGGTTCGGGACGGAGAATTCGTCGATCCGACTTGGTATGTAAAAATCTACGGGGCCCCGGACGACGCGGATATCTATGACGAAAAAACGTGGTTCGACGCAAATCCATCTCTTGGAGTGGCTATCGATATAGAGACAGTTCGGCAAGAAGCGCTCGCATCCAGAAATAGCCCTGCTTCTGAAAAGCTGTTCCGCTGGCTTCGCCTAAATCAGTGGGTGCAGCTCAAACGGATCGGGTGGCTACCGATCACCCAGTGGGATAAAACAACGCGAGACTGGCAGCCGTCCGAGCTACTGAAAAAGCGTTGCTATGTCGGGATCGATCTGGCCCGCACGGTGGACCTTGCCGGAGCGGCCCCGCTTTTTCCGCCGCAGGAAGGATTCGACGACTGGCGATTTGCGCTGGACGCATGGATCCCGGAAAACCGGATGCGGGAAAAAATGACCCGAGACAAAGTCAATTACGGCGCCTGGGAAAAAAGAGGGTTCATTAAGGCAACGCCTGGAGATGTGATAGATTACAGCTTTGTAGCGGCTAAAATCCGGGAATACGAGTCGCTGTATAACGTCGTGCATTACTGCTCTGACCCGTGGCACCTGGAAATTCTCAAGCAATTATTAGGGCCCGATATCGCGGCCAAGTTTATTGACATCTCTCAGGACTGGAAAGGTCATACGCCAGGTATGAACGAGCTCGAGCGGCTGTTTATGTCTGAACAGATTTCCCATATGGAGAATCCGCTGGGGCGCTGGTGCTTCGGAAACGTCGTTATTGCCACGGACGGAAACGAAAATATGAAGGCCATGAAAAACAAGAGCACAGACCGAATCGACCCAATCGTGGCGCTGATTAACGCAATGTCCGGCGCGGTACGGCTGGAGCAAAAGAGATCGATTTATGAGCTTCGCGGGATGCGGAGCTTGGCATAGGGAGTGATCGTTTGAAAATGGGATTCGGAGGCCGCGTGAAAGCAGCGGCAAAAATACTTATGACGGGCAGCCTGGAGGATTACCGGGCTGCTTTTATTCGGGGCGACGACCTCGACGGATGGACAGTGGATGCGGAAACCGCCATGAAATATTCGGCGGTAAACGCCTGCATCCGGGTGCTGTCGGAAACCTTCGCCAGCGTCCCCATCATCCTGTATCAAAAGACGAAAGACGGGCGCGACCCCAGCACGGATCTTGCCGCATACGACGTTCTGCACAACCGGCCGAACGAGGAAATGGCGCCGTTCAATTTCAACGAAACCATGATGACGAATTTTTGCTCTTCCGGGAATATCGTCTGCGAACGCCTGTATAACCGTGCCGGAGAGCTTGTCGGGCTTTATCCATATTCGCATCGCGTTACCAATATCGGACGAAATCGGGACACAAAAAAGCTGGAATATAAAATCGGAGCGGGACCGGACAGCAAAACTCTTAACCGGAGCCAGGTGCTGCATGTGCCAAATCTCAGCTTTGACGGCGTGATCGGAATGTCTCCGCTTACATACGCCGCGGAAACCATCCGCCTGGGGCTGTCATATGAAAAATACGGAGTCAAGTTTTATAACAACGCGGCCATGCCGAGCGGCGTTTTTGAACATCCAGGAGCACTCGGAGACGAAGCATATAAGCGACTCAAAAAGGATCTCACCGAAAATTATATTGGTTTACAAAATACCGGGACCCCGATGATTTTGGAAGAAAATATGAAATGGCAGCAGGTGACCATTAGCCCGGTGGATGCCCAGCTGCTGGAAAGCAAGTATTTTCAGATCGAGGATATCTGCCGGATTTTTCGGGTGCCGCAGCATCTGGTGAACAAGCTCGACCGGAGTACCAATAACAACATCGAGCATCAATCCCTGGAGTTTGTCATGTATACCATGCTCCCGATTTATAAGCGGTTTGAAGACAATATCAACATGCAGCTTCTGTCCCGGGAAGATCGGAATAAGGGATATTATTTCGAGTACAAGCTGGACGGGCTCCTCCGCGGTGACGCTTTGAGCCGAGCCCAGGCATACGCACAAGCAAGGCAATGGGGATGGATGTCGGTCAACGATATTCTCCGGCTGGAAAATAAACCGGGGATCGGACCCAGCGGAGACATATATCTGCAGCCCTCCAACATGGTGGAGGCCGGAAGCGATCAGTCGGCCGCGCAGAACAATGCGAGGCTGATTGACGATATACAACGAATGATTTCAGAAAGGAGGTAAAAACAAGATGCCTTTTTGGAAATTTCAGAATATAGCGGCGTCGGAAACCGAGCCGGAACACGCGGAGCTGCGCATCGAAGGAGACATCATCGACAACGAGGACGCGTGGCTGTATGAGTGGTTTGGGATTCAGGCGGTATCCCCGAACGCTTTCAAGGCGGATCTTTCCCAGTATGACGGGAAGCCGATCACCGTGTGGATTGACAGCTATGGCGGAAGCGTATTCGCGGCAACCGGCATCTACAACGCGCTGCAGGAACACAAAGCGGATGTCACCGTGAAGATCGATGGGAAAGCCATGTCCGCGGCAACGATCATCGCGATGGCCGGAAAAGATATCCTGATGTCTCCCACCGCCATGATGATGATCCACAACCCGCTGACGGAGGCATACGGGTACGCAAGCGATCTCAGAAAGACGGCCGATGTCCTGGACGAGGTAAAGGACGCGATCATCAATGCGTATCAGCTAAAAACGGGACGGTCCCGGGCGAAGCTGTCCGAAATGATGAATGGCGAAACCTACATGAGCGCCAAGACGGCGATCAAAGAAGGCTTTGCCACCGGGATGCTGTATGCGGATAGCGAGGCAAAACCGGTGGAAATGGCCTTTAACCGGCACGCGATCCTCAACAGCACATCAGAGGCGGTCAAGCGGATGGTCGCCATGCAAAAACCGCCGGATCCGCAGAAACCAGATAACTCAAAAGCCCGCGCATTGCTGGCCCTGGAGATGGAGCTCTAGGGCATTTTTCATACCCAAAATCAAAAAGGAGGAAAACAACCATGAACAAATCCAAGGCTATGAAAGCCCTGATCGCAAACCTCACCGCGCTGCAGACGGACGCGCAGGCCCTGCAGACTAAACCGGATGCTACCGCGGCGGAGATCACCGCCAAGACCGAAGAGATCAAGGCCGTAAAAGCCAAGATCAAAGCCCAGGAAATCCTCGACGAAAGCAAGGAATTCGACGAGGCCGGAGAACTGATCCCGGATACCAAGCCCGTGAACGATCCCATTTATGCGCAGCCGAAAAACCACAAGGGACCGTTCAACAGTTTCGGAGAACAGCTGCTGGCAGTCGTAAAATCTTCTCCGAAAGGCGCGGTTATCGACAAGCGGTTGATGGAAATCCAAAACGCCAGCGGAGCTAACGAAGGCGTTCCTTCCGAAGGCGGATTTCTTGTTCAGCAGGATTTTGTCTCCGAGATCCAGAAGGTTATTTTTGACCAGTCTCAGATTCTCAGCATGTGCCGCGAGATTCCCATCAGCGCAAACTCCAATGGTGTTAAACTCAATGGGATCGACGAAACCAACCGAGCGAACGGATCCCGCTGGGGCGGCGTGCAGGGGTACTGGGCGAACGAAGCTGCGACCGTAACTTCCAGCAAGCCGAAATTCCGCAAAATCGAGTTGTCCCTCAACAAGCTGTTTGCTTTGTATTACAGCACCGACGAGCTGCTGGCGGACGCCTCCGCAATGGAAGCGGTCCTTTCTCAGGCATTTTCCGAGGAGCTGTCCTTTAAAGCGCTTGACGCCATTATCCGCGGCACGGGCGCCGGGCAGCCTCTCGGCATTCTCAACGCCGGTTGCTTGGTTTCTCAGGCGAAAGAAACCGGGCAGGCAGCGGATACTGTCGTGCATGAAAATATCAGCAAAATGTGGAACCGCCTATTTGCCGGATCCAGGGCAAACGCAGCATGGCTTGTGAACCAGGAAGTGGAGCCGCAGTTGGAGGCAATGGCGCTTGCAATCGGAACCGGTGGGACGCTGTCGCCCATGGCCATGGAGTATATGACCAAGGGAACCATCAAGGGGCGGCCCGTCATTCCCATCGAACAGGCATCGGCTTTGGGCGACGTTGGAGATATCATCCTGGCCGACATGCGCCAGTATCTGCTTGCCACTAAGGGCGGTCCGCAGATGGCGTCCTCTATGCATGTTCAGTTCCTGTACGACGAAATGACCTTCCGCATGACCTGGCGTTTGGACGGTCAGCCGGCGCTCCACAGCGCGATCACGCCGTACAAGGGAGCTTCCACCCTGTCCAGCTTTGTCACCCTGGCCGAGCGGGCATAATCCGAATCTGAATAATAACAGGAGGTAAAATACATGAAGGGAACCAATATTGCCGAGCAGTTTCACGTTGTCAATATCCTGCCTCCGCAGGATGTGGACACCGGAAAGACTGCCGATATTTTCTCAATGAAAAATTACGCGCATGCCACGATCATCGTACAGTGCGGATCCACCAACGCGGACGCCGGAAATATCACAATCGAGGAGTGCGACAACTTTACGCCCACAACCGACACGGCTATTGACTTTTATTACTACGCAGAGACAACCGCCGCAGGCGACACGCTCGGCGCAAGAACGAAAGCAGAAGCAGCTACCGGAATCGACGTATCCGCAAACGACAACACGACATATGTCATCGAAATCGACGCTTCTCAGCTCTCCGACGGATACCCCTGCATCGAGCTGAAATGGTCCGATCCAGGCGGAGCCACTTACGCAAGCGCGGTCGCCATTCTCAGCGGACCCAGATATGCAGAGGATCAGTCGCCCACGGCGATTGCCTAATTAACGCAGGGCGGCCGGTTTCGGCCGCCCTGACTTTGCCCAACCAGGGCGTAACGCGAAAGCGATGGAGGTTTTATTATGACTTTACTTGGATCCAAATGGGTTTCCGGACTGCTGGAATTCTTTGTGAGATCCACCGGAACTACGATTTTTAAACTAACGGCATCCGGCGCGGAGGGAAACCTTGTCGGCAACGTGACAGGAAACGTGACAGGGAACGTGACCGGATACGCGCTGAAATCCGAGGCAAGAACCGCAACCGCCGACGGCACCGGAACAGGCACGATATCGGCGGGCACCACGCACGTAACCGTAACGGCGACGGATGCTAATCACATCATAAAGCTGCCTGCGCCCGTCCCGGGTCTGGTTATCACGCTGCTCAACGGTGCAACCGGATATGAAATCAGGAGTTCCGATCCTGCTACAATCGGGATCAACGGGGGTACCGGGGCAGCCGCGGAATCGGCGGTCGCGGCAAACACCACCGTGGTACTGCGGTGTGTATCCGCAACCGCATGGCTCGGATCGACCGTAACGACCGCCGGAGTGGTTGGCGTTCTTGAAGTCGCCGCGTAAGGGGTGATATAAATGATCGGAGTCACCAGAGCAACCGCTGCGACCGGCGCCGTCAGCCTGGAGGTAAATCCAGGCAGAGCATGGCAGCTGGAGCAGATCAATGTGCACCTAAACGCGGCCGGAGCAGCGGGGAACCTGACCGCCACCGTCGACGCCGCAGCAGGGGCAGCCTATGACGTCGTGATCCTCACTCAGGATATGACGTCGATATCGGATCTTGTCTATATCCCGGACAGACCCGTCCTGTTGGAGAGCGGAGACAAGCTTACGGTGGCGTGGGCTAATTCCGGGGATAAGACATACGGCATTGAAGTCAAGCACAGCACGAGGTAAAGAAAGGCGGTGGGCCGGTTGCTGGACTATAAAATCATAACCGCGGTGACGACGGAACCGGTGACGCTGGCCGAAGCCAAGCTGCACCTGCGGGCCAACTCAGAAAGCTTTTCCGACGGAATCGCGACCAGCCAATCCATCGCGCCGGGATCGCATACCATCGCCGCCTCCTACGGGACCGTGGGGGCGGCGGTGGACGTTCTGGGATACTTTTCCGCGGTGAACCTGAACGCCGGAGCCTGCGAAACGGGCGGCTCCGTGGCGGCGAAAATCCAGGAGTCGGATGACTTCGTCACCTGGACCGATTTCACGGGAGGCGCGTTTACCACCGTAACGGAGGCTAATGACAATTCCGTCCAGGAAATCGAATACACCGGAGGAAAGCAATACATCCGGGTAGCGGCCACCGTCGCCGGAGCGGCATGCGAGTTTTCGGCGGACGTAATTACCGTGACGGGAGAGGACGCGGAAGATTCGCTGATTTCCGACCTGGTCACGGCGGCAAGAGAATACTGCGAGGCGTTCACCGGCCGGGCGCTGGCGCCCCAAACGCTGGAGGCATATCTTGACCGGTTCCCGTGCAGGAATCATATCGAATTGCCGATGCCTCCGCTGCAGAGCGTGACCAGCGTCAAGTACAAGGATTCTAGCGGAACGGAAACCACAATGACAGCAGACACGGAATATATCGTGGACGTCGACAGCACCGTGGGTCGGATCGTACTGCCTTACGGTGTAACGTGGCCCAGCTTTACAGCCTGGACGGTAAATCCAATCCGGGTCCGTTATACCGCCGGGTACAGCGCGACGAATCCCATGCCGAAAACCATCAAGCAGGCCATGCTGCTGCTGATCTGCCACTGGTACGACCATAAGTCCGCCGTGGGGGATGTGGGCGGAAGGATGGAGCTGGCGGTTCACGCGTTGCTGTCGCTGCACAGGGTGAGGTGGTTCGGGTGATCGAAGCAGGCAAGCTCAACCGGATCATCGCGCTGCAGCGGCGTACCGTCGCCCATGACGAATACAACGCCGAAACGGAAACCTGGGCGGACGAATCGGTCATCTGGGCGGAAGCCATCACGTCCGGCGGCCGGGAATTTTACGCGGCACAGAAGCTCAACGCGGAAACCTCCGTCGTGTTCCGCATCCGGCACACTAGAAATATAAACACGCAGATGCGCGTCCGTTGGGGAGGCCGGTATTTTGCGATCCTGTCCGCAGAGGACCCCACCGGCCGGCGGGAAGAAATCCTGATCTCCGCAAAGGAGGTGGTTTGATGAAGATACCAAAATACTTAAAGATCATTCCATCTGGAACGGGTAAACGTTCAATAACATTCACGGTTAAAGTCAAGTGGTGGGGGTGGCCGATTCTTATTTTTAAGGCGATGAGGGAACGGTTCGTTTTTCCGTGGTACAGTTGGCTGGCTTATCCGTATTTTTGTGTTAAGATTATGCGTAACGCATGTCGGGAGGTGCGCTGAGTGGACATTGAAGCCGCTTTCACCGCCTATCTTCTGGCGCGGACGGGCCTGACGGCGCTCGTCGGAAACCGGATCTATCCGGACGAAACCCCACAGGGCGTAGACCTGGCAAGGCATACCGCCGTGGTTTATTCCCAAAGCGGGGCGGATGAAAAAATCCACACCCACGCGGGGCAAAACGCGCTGGAACAACCGGCCTATCAATTTACCGCTTACGCTCCCACGCGGCCCCAGGTGAAAGCCATTTCGGCGCAGCTCAAGGATGCGCTTTGCGATTATTCGGGGACGATGGGCGGGCTGGAAGTGCAGTATATCCGCCTGGACACGGAGCTATACGACACCGAGCATCCGGGCGACGGGGTAACGGTGAGCGTCTGCGTCCTGGAATTTTCAATCAACTATGTAAGGAGCTGAAAAACATATGAGCAATGCGACCTTCGGCGCCGGAGGGGTATTCGCCTGGAATTCGCATACCATCGGAGAGGTTGACACCATCGGCGGAGTCAATGTAAAAGCGGACACCGTGGAAGCGACGACCCACCAAAGCGCCAATAATTTCAAAGAATATATCCTCGGGCTGCTGGACACGGATGAAATCACCATCGAAGGCAACTTCTATGCCGGGGATACAGACGGGCAGATCGCGTTTCTGACCGACCTTTACGCGCGAACCGGAAGAACTGCAACCATCACATTCCCGACGGTCACCGGAACCGCGTGGACCATCACAGCGTTGCCGACCGGTTTTTCCACACAGCCGCCTATCAATGACAAGATTCGGTTTACCCTCAGCATCAAGCCTACGGGTAAACCGACCATGTCTGTGGCGGCATCCAACAATCTTTCCGACCTGACGCTCACAACGGCGACGCTGTATCCTTCTTTCGCGGCGGCTACCTACGACTACACGGCAACTTCCACGGGCTCCAGCGTGACCGTCACGCCGACGGCAAGCGCTGGCACCATCACGGTAAACGGAAACACCGTAGCCACGGGAGAAGCCTCCGCCGCCATCAGCCTGGGAAGCTCCGGAGACATGACCACCATCACCATCGTGGTGACGGAAACCAGCAAAGCACCCAAGACCTATACGGTCCGGGTGGCAAAGACGGCCTGATAAAGGCGGCATAAAAGGGGAGGGGAAACCCTCCCCTATGCGTATATGGAGGAAAACATGAGACAGCTGCAGACGAACGACATCTTCCGGATGAGCCGGATTTTCAAAAAACTCAGCATTAAAGCGGCAGACGTTGAAATGGAAACCGCAGAAGGAAAAACACCGGATAACGCCGATGAAAAACTTGCTCTGGCAGTCATCCTGAAAGTTGTGGAAAATCTTCATCTGGCGCAGGCGGAGATCAACGATTTCCTGGGAGATCTGGTGGGAATAACCGGAGAGGAATTCGGCGTACTTCCCATTTCGGAAACTATCCAATATATCAAGGAATTCAAGGAGCTGGATGGAATCGCGGATTTTTTCGCGCGTGTCGGGCAGTGGACGAAATCGCTGTAACCGACCTGCTGCTGCACCGGTACGGGAATATCGAATATGTCCTGCGCCTTCCATTTTTGGATGGAGTGGAACTGATTGCAAAGGCAAGGGAACAGCAAGAGGAACGAAGAATCTGGGAAGCCTGGCTGATACAAATGCCGCATATGCAAAAATTCACGCCATACGAAGAATACTTGGATTCTATGCGTAAAACCGCAAAGCCGAAGCAAGCGAAAAAGCAAACAACGGAACAGCAGATCGGCATCCTTAAGCTCTGGACTGCGGCGCTGGGCGGAACGGTGGTGGAAGTATAATGGCGCATTTTAAAGGCTCGGATATCGAAATCGACGGGCTGGATGAATTGATCCAAGCCTGCGCCCAGCTGCCGGAGGACGCCATGTCGTACCTGAAAGACGGCGCGAACGCGGCCGGGGCCATTGTCCTCCAAAAAGCCAAAGACAAAGTACCGGTACTGACAGGCATAACAAAGGTTAAGCTGAAGCTCACCAAAGCGAAAAAAAGCTCTAAAACGCCTTATAAGATATTCAGCAAAGTTTCCGCCGGCAAAGGAGCCGCGGCGATGGGGCCGCTGGAGCTAGGGCACAATCTTGTAATACATGGGCATACCGTGGGCGCTGTAAAGGAGCGTCCATTTTTGCGCCCCGCGGCGGATGAAAGCAAAGAGGAAGTCGCGGATCTGATGGTGAAAGCCATGAATCGGGCGCTGGAAAGCATGGGAGGCGTCAAGTAATGAGCAGCGTAATCCGGTCCCTTATGATTAAAATCGGCGCGGATCTTACCGACGCCCAAAAGGGACTTAAGCAAATGTCTAAAGACCTGAAGAGCGCCGGGAAGGAAATGACGGCCGCGGGCACCGCGCTCACCAAGGGCCTTACCGTGCCGATTGTCGGAGCCGTGGCGGGGCTTACAGGGCTGGCGGTCAAAGCATCGGAAACCGCAGACGAGCTTATCGCCATGTCCAATCAGCTGGGGATCAGCACCAGCAGCCTACAGAAGCTGCAATATGCTTCCCGATTTGTAGACGTATCCGTGGAGGACATGGCCAAGGGAATGGCAAAAACCACAAAGGCAATGGGCGCGGCGGTGTCGGCCGGTGACGATTACATAGAAATCGCCGACGGGCTGAAAGTATCCATCAAGAATTCCAACGGCAGCCTGAAAGATTCGGAGCAGATGTTTTACGACGCCGTGGACGCGCTGGGAGGTATGACGGACGAAACACAGCGGGAGATCGCCGCCCAGGAACTGTTTGGAAAAAGCTATCAGGATATCATGCCGCTGATCAACGCAGGAAGCGGGGCCCTGGAAGCATACGGAGAGGAAGCGGAAAAAGTCGGGGCCGTATTGGACGATCAGACAGTGTCCTCTCTGGGATCTTTCAACGACATAATCGAAAAACTGAAAGCGATTGTGGAATCCGCAGGGGCGAAAATCGGAGCCGCTTTTGTGCCGGTGCTGGAAAAGCTGGCGCCGATGATCGAGGAAAAGATCGTACCAGCAATTGAAAAATTTGCGGATTGGCTCTCCGGACTTAGTGACGAACAAATGATGGCTGCTTTAAAAATAGCCGGATTTGTAGCGGCGTTGGGACCTGCACTTTCCATACTCGGAAGCGTTACATCAACAGTGGGAAAATTAAACGGAAGCCTTTCGACTGCCGTCGGAGCCTTTGCAAAAGCAGGAGGCGGAGTTGGGGGCGTCAAGGCGGCTCTGGCAGCATTTATGGGACCTGCTGGCATTGCACTGCTTGCCATTATAGCGATCGCTGCGGCCGCGTATCTGATCTACAAAAACTGGGATAAAATTGGCCCGTTCTTCAAAAACCTGTGGGATACCGTCACGGGAATCTTTAAAGCTGCATGGGACGGTCTGACCTCGACGCTCTCAAATTTGTGGAGCTGGGTGCAGGACTTTTTCTCCAAATGGGGCCCCACAATTTTGGCCATCGTCGCGCCGTTCATCGGGATCCCGCTGCTGATCTTCCAGAACTGGGAAAGCATCCAGGACTTTTTCGCAGGGCTCTGGAAAAACGTCCTGGGCGTATTCAAGGACGCAGTAAACGGGATCATCAAGATTGTGAACCTGATCCCGGGCGTAAACATTCCGCTGATCGGCACGGAAGCCAACGTCGAAACGCCGAAAACGCAAAGTACCAAATCCAGCGGGAAAATCTACGGCTCCGGCGGCGGCCATATGGCGGAATACGCGCTGGGAACCGATTACGTCCCCATGACGGGAATCGCAAAAATTGACCGCGGGGAAACAATTATTCCAGCCGATAAAAGCAACGCCGGATATTCTGCAAATGGCAAAGGTGTCGTTATCAACATCACCGGAAACACCATCTCCAGCGATTACGACGTCGACCGCATCGCCTCACAGCTGGTGAAAAAACTGAAACTCGCGGGAGTGATTGCCTGATGTATTCCATCTACATAAAAGGTACGGACAAAACGGACCTCTACAAAGTGGGCTCGTTGAGCATATCCAAGGGAGCGGACAACCGATCGAGTTGTTCGCTCTCTTTGCTTACCACGGCCGCGTACTGCGACGTGATCGGCCAGGATCTGCAGGTCAAAGACGGATCGGACGTGATCTTCGGCGGCGTCATCAAAACCGCGTCCATCTCCAAATTGGAGCCTGGGACCGGATCGTCCGTGAAGCTGCGCCTGGACATCACCTCCAACGGGTACGGAGACATCCCCGCACGGCGCACCACGACCGCCGTGTTCACCAACAAAACCGCCGGGGATATCGTGACCTACATGGTGAATGAAGTCCTCAATTACGCCGGCGCGAACGACCAGATCGGCACGGGGACCATCAACGACGGAGCGACGCTGGCGGAGTATGCCGCTGTGTGCAAAACCGTGAAAGACATCCTGGACGAACTGGCGGACGCCTCCGGGTACAAATGGTATATTGACGATAACCGGGACCTGCATTTCGTGGAGGAGGACACCGTCACCGACGCGGCCCACGATATAGCGGAGGGCGGAGCGTTTACCGATTACGAGCTGGAAAGCCTGGAATCCAGCCTGGACAATTACCGCAACAAACAGTTTGTCAAAGGCGGAGCCGGGGAGGACGGAAACAACATCCAGATCGTGGTGGAGGATTCCACGGAAATTTCCGCGCGTCAGACCTCAGAAGGATCGGATTACAGCAGCGGAATCTATGGGAATGTCATCGATGACAGCAATATCACCAACGAAACCACCGCCACAAACGCCGCTGAAAACGCGCTCAAAAAATACGGCGTCGCCCCGGCCACGCTGACCTTCACCAGCTTCACCAACGACTGGGTTTCCGGAACGAAGCTTAAAGTCAACCTTCCGACTTTTGGAATTTCATCAGACGAATACTATCTGATCGAGGAAGTTTCCATCCGGGATACAGACGGCGTCAACCTGCAGTCCACCGTCACAGCCACCCGCCGCAAAAGCAGCGACTTTTCCACGCAGCGCAGCGAAAATTACATCGACTATTTTTCAAAGCTGGTGAAAAAATCATCGAGCGGGACGACCGTAAGCGGCTCCGCCGACGTGGCCCCGTTCGCCGCTACGGCCACCAACGCCGCGTCCGTGTCCGTCACCACGTCGGAGGTTACCGCCGCCACGCTGGACCTGACGCTGACAAGCCGGTCCCGCATCGTGATCTCCTTTTCCTGCGAGATCACCATATCCGGCGGAGCGGCCAACCTGACGGCGCTGACTTACATCGACGCCGTAACCCAGACCTACCAGCCGACGCTGTACTGCGCGTCTGAGCAGACCTATGTGCTTTCCTATGTCGATTACAAGGACGCCATGGCGTCGGGAGACTACACCGTCGCGGTCAAGCTGCTCACCGACGCCAACGGCGGCAACATATCCATCGGACACGCCCGCTTGGTGGTGCAGGTCTACCCGCAAGCAGTCCCGTATCTGGCCAACCCGACAGGCTTCACCGCCACAGTGAACGGAAGTTCCGAGATCGACCTGGCATGGACCAATCCGACGGCGTCCACATTTACGGAAGTAAAGCTCTACCAATATTCCTCCAGCCTGGAGGCTCATGACCGCGCCTGGTGCGAAACCAACGCGACGCTGATCTACAACAACACCGGAACCAGCTACAACGACACCGGTCTGTCCGCGGAAACGGCCTATTATTATAAGCTGTTCGCGGTGCATACCGTGGACGGGACGGATTATTACAGCGTTGGCATCACCCAGAGCGGGACGACGGAAGAATATGTTGGGTTGTCTTATCCCGGATCTTTAATACATTTTAACGGAGAAAATGATTCCACCACATTCACCGATGTTTCAACTAAAGCATGGACAGCGGTTGGAACGGCAAAATTAAGCACAGCACAAAAAAAGTTTGGAACCGCTTCATTTTTAAGCAATTCAAGTAGTTCTTATATTTACACTCCCTCTAACGAAGATTATGAATTTAGTTCGGGTGATTTTTCAATAGATTTTTGGGTGCGCCCAACGTCAGATATATATAACGACAATACATGGCACGTGTTTGTGTCGCAGTATTTCGACACAAACAATCGCTGGTTTATCGGAAATTTTTCGTCCTCTTTGTATTTTTATTGGGTAATCAGCGGAGTTACAGTGCAGGTTATAACAACGATACAGATGCTAGCAAATAACTGGTACCACATTGCGATAGAAAGATACGGAAACGAATTAATTGTATACACGAATGGACAAATACAACAAACGCTAGATGTAACCGGAAAAAATTTTCCACAGTATTCTGCGCCACTTACAGTAGGAGCCAGATATACTGGCAGCACAATAGACAGAGCATTTGACGGATACATCGACGAATTAAGAATCATGAAAGGGACAGCAGCATGGACAGATACAACATTTACGCCGCCAACAACAGAATACAGCACTTAATTTTTATTTTTATCCTCACCATCACCGTTATGGATGCCGTCTGCACCGCCGCGGGCATACGCCTGGGCGTGATTGCCGAGGGCAACCCGCTGATGGCCGCCCCCATGTACGCCGCCCCTGGGATTACCGCGGCCGCCGTGTGCGCCGGTACCGCCGCCCTGCTTGCGTTGATCTGGCGACTGAGGCGGCGGGCACCCTGGGCCGGGGCCGCGCTGCTCAGCGTCCTGGCCGTCAAGCTGGGCGTCGTGGGGCTGCATTTATACTGGATTCTCGCGCTGTGACCGCCAGGGGGCGATATTTTTTATGGGCATTGGAGGCGGTCAACCATGGCCGGAGAATACATTAAAAAGCTGTTTGAAAACGATTACCTGGTGTGGCTTTCCGTGCTGGGGTCGCTGCTGTTCAAGTTGTGTTTCCCGGAGACGACCTATCTGTACGCTGCGGGCGCCGTGCTGGGGATCATGATTATCGACCTGCTGACAAAACTATATGCCCTGTCAAAGCAATCCGGCGGGCTGAAAAAAGCGGTGGGAACCCACAAGATCACCAGTTCGGCTTTCGCCAAGGGAACGCTGGACAAGCTGCTAGTGTTTGGGGTCATGCTCATTATCTGCGGCCTGGCGTACCGCCTGACGCCGATCACTGAGGTTGCAACCTGGCTCACGCAAATCATTTTCACGCTGATGTTTCTGCGGGACGCGCTGTCCATTCTGGAGAACCTTAACGACGCGGGGGTTAAGGGACTCGGTATCTTCAAAAAGGTCATCCGAAATAAAATGTCCGAGTATATCGGCTCGGATGAAAACGACAAGGAGGAAAATAATCATGAATGAAATTATCCGATACACCATCGACGCCATGTTGGTGATAATCCTGGGCATCGTCACGAAAAATCTGATCCCTTATATCAAGCAGGTTCTGGAGGAAAAAGCCAACGCCTACGTCAAAAACTGGGTTCAGACAGCCGTAGCCGCCGCGGAACAGACCATCACAGGATCCAAAATGGGAGAAGCCCGCAAAGCATGGGTCATTAAGCTGCTGGCGGGTCTGGGCATCGTGGCCGACGATGCCGTTAACGCCATGATCGAAGCCGCTGTCAAGACGCTGAACGACGCCGGAACGGTCATAGCCGCTCAGGTTGATGAAATCAAAACGGAGGGGTAACGATGGCGGTTAAAACATACAGCCTTGCCAAAGACGGCAATAAAAAGCTGTCAGAGCACTTCAGGGTCAAGGAATTTGCCTGCCGGGACGGTTCCGACATCGTACTGATTGACACAAAGCTGATTGATATCCTGGAAAAGATCCGCGTCTATTATGGACTTCCCGTTAAGATCACCAGCGGATACCGGACAGTGTCATACAACAAGAGCGTCGGCGGCGCGTCGGCGTCCTATCACATCAAGGGCATGGCGGCCGATATAGTGGTTACGGGTAAGACGCCGAGGGATATGTGCCTCCGTGGGATCAACCTCGGGATTAAAGGCGTCGGAATCTATACCTGGGGCATCCACGTGGATACCCGAACCGTCCCCAAGCTGTGGTATCAGGTGAAGTCCGGCGCGTCGTATATCTACGTCCCGATGCTGGCCAATATCCCGGCGGGGCTGTTCAATAACACACTGTAAAACAAAGCGCCGGGTCCCCGTTTAGGCTCCGGCGCTTTTCGCTCTCTATTACTCCTTAGATGTTTCTATGTATCCCATCGCTTCACGGTAATTCGGGAGGGCAAGCAGCCTGTTTAAGTACGGTAAAGCTCCCGGATCTCTTTCCGCAAAATAACTTCGAGATTTTGTACGTAACCATTCCTCAACAAAAAAGCTTCTCAAATCTCCGATTAGCTCGTTTGGATAAGCCCTCGCTTGGACTATGCGTCCATCCTCGTAACGGTGCGGATATTTTGGGAACTCATCTACATGGTACCCTTTGTCACGCAAGTGTTTCGAAAAGGTTTTTCCTAGTGATATGTCTGGTATTTGACCCGACGAAACAGTATACCCCATTTGCTCTAAAGGGCCAATTAAATGCAAGGTGACTTCATTAAGCATTGAAAAGTAGCCGAACGGAACACTATTCATATTTGCCATATATCTTCTAAGATGATATGGCAAGTTCTGATTTTTGCCACCTCCAGACATCCATTCGGTTACCCATTGTGTGACAAGAACAGAAAACTTAGGAGAAAGCCATTGCGCTAGATGTACGGCTACCTGCGGATGCACCCAAGTTCCCTGCTGTTGAGGAACGCCTCCGGATATTGAGACGGTTAATCTTTCGGTGGGGATTCCCGTTGCCGCAGACAACTCTTGAAGAAATGGGCCTGTGGTGCTTAACCGGTTATATTCTTTCATTTGCTTTCCGGCGGCCTTGCACATTGCTGTTGCGTTAATGTAACCATCTGTTACCCTCTGAAAAATGAGAACATTTTCCGCTTCCCGATTTATAAAACCAGGTATCATCAGTTGCTCTGTCATAGCAGTCCCCCCAAAAAAGTAAATTTTTACAATATAATACCACAAAATAAGACATTGGTATAGCAAGTAAGGGTTTTCACAAAAAACTAGCTTAGATGCCTTTTGGGTTCCGTGGTGGGTCCCACCCACCACGGCGATTCACTGTTTAATTTGTAAGTTGTATCAAACATAATGGTACTCTCCCACGATGCCCTAGAGGACCTTCCGCACCTCTCTGCTCAGCGAAGCGTCCCAGAAAGGACGTTGAAGCCGCCTCTCTCCATCCGGGGAGGGGCGGCTTTTTTATATAACTTGAGAGATCCACATAACGTGTATAACCGCTATCCCGATCTTGGCGATCAAAACGGCGGTCATGGCGCTGAACAGCCACTTGATCCGGCTGCGTACACGGTATAGCCCCAATAGAATGCCACCCACAGCAGCGCAGACAAGCGCCGATGCCGCGCCAGGATGCCACGCCATGAATTGTACCATAACAGGGTTTGCCTCCTGAACGGCCCCGCAAAGCATTCCCGCCGCCGTACATACGGCATCAAATACGGTAAGTATAAAAATAATAAAAAGCAGTTTTTTCATATCCGCACCCTTCTGGCGCAA